TCTTACTAATTGAAGGGGCATAGTAGCAGGATCAATAGTATTAGCTAATCCTGGTTCTACTGTTTCACTCCAAGCTCCTACATCTGCATCAGAAGAATTGGTATGTTTAATCCAATAATCATCAGTACCACTATTAGGTTCACCTGTGATTCTAATAGTAAACCCATCTTTAGTTCTTGAAGGTAAGTCAGTAAAATCTACTACTTCATCTTTAATAGCTATTAGGTTAGTTTCGGGAGCATTAACATGAAGCGTAAAATCCGCACCGTTTTGTCTAGTAATATGTACGTTACTACTACCAAATTTAGTAATAGTAAAAGTAGAACCAATAGCACTAGTGAGATCACTAGCTATATCATCAATCTGTGTTGCTGCATCATTACTTGAAGTAACAGCAGACACTTGTACTCCATCTACAAATACAGTCATTGTTGGTGCATTTGAAGCTTGTTTAAGAAATATCAGTCCTTCAGGATTTCTAGCAGTTCCTAGTGTTCCACTTTTGGCAGCCGTCTTATTTTTGTTTACTATAAAAGTTGTATCAGCTATAGAGAATAAATGTAAGTTATCTCTTGCATTGGTAGTAGTTAGATAAGTTTTATTATCCCCTGTAAAGCCTGAGATAGATTTAAGATCACCCCCTAGGTCAGTAATTGTTAAATTAGCCTGAGTAAAATCACTAGAAAAAGCACTATCAAACTGATCAGAGCTTACATTAACTACATATTGTTCTGTTTCATCCCTATTAATATAATGTATATATGAATCTGTGTCTGTAGCGGTAGAGATTTTTTTAATATATTCAAGAGGGGGTCTTTTCTTAACTCCTTCTGCTACGGTAGACAATCCGTTTTCTTGAATTTCTGCTTGTGATGCTAGTCTTAAACTAGGTGGTTGTTGTGAAACTCCATTTATTAAATTGCTTATTTGTTCTGTAATAAGTGGCATCTACCATAACTTCCTATAGGTCTTATTAGTATTAATCATATCTAATGTACCATACCCTACGTTATATCCAGCTCGTTCTGCTTCATCATCTAATAAATCAGCATAAGCTTCAGACTCTTCTATTCTATTAATTTGTTCTGCTGAGGTTTGTCCTATTACTTCTTCTTGAAAAATTCTAGCAGCTTTAGCTGTTACATATTGTCTTAAAGTTTGTGGTGTATTCTGAAAATCTAGTAATGTAATTGTTACTGCATCAGTTAAGTTGGATGTCCAAGTAAATGTATTATCATCTAAATCATACAGATACATCTGACCTGTAATACCCCTGATTGTAGTCAACTTGTTCTCTACATATACTGAAAGAACTGATGTTCCTAGAGGAATTCTATTATCTGAATCTCTTGTTAATATTACATCCCACTCAGTATTAAAATGCCAACCTTTTTGCTGTACTTCTCTATTAATATTTGAAAGTAAATTCTTAGCTTGAGTTACTTCTACAGTAGTAGCGGTTTCTAAACTAGATACTGCTGCTTCACCTATAGCAGCTAATAGCATATTGATTGCTTCTAATTCTGTGATGGGAGTAGTTGATATGAAGGCCATTTAAGTCACCAAACTCATGCCCATTAATTGAGCTTTTCTTAAAGTTAAATTATCAGTACTATCTATGTTAGCTACAAATATAGAAATGTAATCATTTGTTGCCATAGAAGCATATCCTATTGTAGTTAGATTAACTGAATTAACTGTAGTAGCAGGTGAAAATCCAACTATATTTGTTCCTACTATTAGTGATCCATTCTTATGTAAAGCAATAGCAAACTCTTTATTAACTGCTGATGTGTCTATCTCTAATGAAGCAGTTGCCATGAACATACAATTAACCGTAGGTGTACCAGTATACCTAAGTCTTGCATTAGTATTCATATCAAACTCATTAGCAGTAGGACTTGTACTAAGAGTATAAGTACCTGCACCTTCTAAATAAGTATTTGCTGAAGCTATACTGGTAGATGCAGGAGTTGATACATAAATACTACCCTGTTTAGTTTGGGTAGTTTCAACAAAATCACGCAAATCTTGTGGTGTTATTGAACCAGCAGCTTGACCGTTTTGAAATAAGTTAGTTGTTAGATCAGCAACTGTGCGTGATGTATCAACCATTGTTGTCTCCTAAATTAAAAAAAAAGGGAGCCTAGAATAATAGTTGCGACAACCTCTCGGTTTAACATATTAATTCCAGACTCCCCAAGTATTATGAGGTTTTAAGCTCAACACAACCTTCAGGTCTAATAAATCCATGACCCATAGCATACTTAGCCACGATCCACCAACCTTGAAGCTTGATGTCATACTCAGTTTCAACTGCCAAGTTAATTAATTTAACTGTAGCAACTGAAGATTTGTGCATAACAAGTCCAACCGTAGTAGAGAAATTACCTTCATGTGTAGCAACAGCTCCACCTGTAATGTTGGAAGTAGGTAAGTTGTTAGTCTTCACAATGTGAATACCAGCAACCTTCAAGACCGTACCTTCTGAGTACGTTCCAGCTCCACCCCAATCACGGTTGATTACGTTAGTAGTTTCTGCCATCAGATAATACTGGGCAGGTTTAACAAACATATACCTGTCATTTTCAGGTACATTATTTTCATCCAACTTTTGAGCTGCATCAAACATACCAGCAGCTAGGGTAGAACCCGTAGTGCCGTATCCAGCAGCAGTTAGAACTGATCCACCATTACCACTAGTAACTAGTGTAGAGGATCGCGCTCCAAGAACACCCTGTTGTAGAATATTCTTATCCCATTGTGTACCAAGAGCTATACCAGCTTCTTTAGCATAAATGGATCGTACATCATAATGGTTCATAGCTTCATCAAGATTGTTGACAAAGTGATCAGCAATTAACAGACCGTCAATCGAGATAACTTTCTCATTCTTGTTGATAGCTGTACCATCAAGTTTGTTTGCAGTTGTAGTGGTATTACCACTAGCATTGATGTACGCATATTCGGTACTAGCAGTTTTCCATACTAGAGGAAACTGAGCACTAATACCGGAGTTAATAGATCGGACAACGTGCTTGTCCATTGTGACTGATGCTTGTTCAAACGCTGTGAGGACTTCACCTGCATATACTTTTAGAAATAACGCAGTTGATGATCCTGCGGAGTTCGCTTGACCAGATCGGGTCATTACTACTGCTGGTGCTGAAGTTGCGGTTACACCCATAGCAGTTTCTCCTTAGATTAAAGTTAGTTGCGTAAACTAAAAGATTGTCCACCTCAGCAGGTCTTTAAGTTATGTGTTCGCTGTGAAATTAGATAGTACCAGATACAAATATTTCTGATCTATCCAGTTTAGATAGCACATCTTCTCGATATGCCATATCGGTTTCGTATCTTGGGTCTTTCATAGCTTGTACTACTTCAGCATTACTTCTGAATACATTGTCAGAAGATATATTTGAAGGAGCCTCACCACCATAGGTAACTCCTTCTTTACCAGAAGCTCCTTGATAGTCAGCCATGAGTCCTTTAGCTGCCATCATAGCAGTATCAACATTACCACTATTAACAGCTTGATCATACGCTTGTATTTGTTGTTCAGTATAGTTGGTCTTAGCCCATTCTACCATTGACGAATATTCTTGTTCACCACCTATAGACGTTTTTACTTGGTTTCCTATTTGTTCACCTAAAGCTTTCACTCCTGCAATATATGTATCAGCATACTCTTTACTAATACCTGCATCAGCTAATGTTTTATAACTTGCTTCAGTCAGTCCACCTTGTTCTGCATACTCTTGTGATAACGCTGCCATATCAAAGGGAGCATCAGGTACTTTAGGAATACTTAAATCTGTTTCTGGTTCTGTTTTTGTTTCTTGTGGTGTATGAAACTTTTTCTCTAGTTCTTCATAACTCTTTTTAAGTTTATCATAGTCACCACCAAACTTATCTTCTGGTTGTTCTACAGGTTGAATACCATCTATACCATGTTCTGTTTCCTCAACCTTTTCTAACATTTCCTGATTATGAGCTTCTTCTACTGTCATATCAGGAGCATCACTACTTACTGTTATCTGGTCTGCCATATCCCTCACCGAATGTTTCTAAAATTGCTCCACTACTCAACTTGATCTTAGTGTACGTTCCAGGCATACCACCAGATGAACCCACCTGATCTTTCTTTTGTTCCATAATTTTATCTGGTTCTTTCTTTACTTCTTTTAATTCAGCCTTAGAAACAACATTTCTTTCATCAGGCTTCTTGTCCTTGATTGCCATTTACTTGCTCCCTTATCATTTCGCCACCTTGAGTCACAGCATTAGGAGTTGCAGCTATCGCTTGTTGTGCCTGTTGCTGTGCTTGTTGGGCTTGTTGTTGTTCTTGTTGTACTTGTTCTTGTGGTTTAATTAACCCCTTCATGTCGATACCAAATCCAGTACCTAACCTCTTCATAGCATCACTAACATTTGTATAAGTAATCACAGCTTCCGGGCCTAGTATCTGAGCTGCTGTCTGTAAGAATGTGGCCAACTTGTTAGCATCATTACCTCTACCTAATGCTTCAAACCCTGTGATAATTACAGGTTCTACAGTATCTTTAGGTAGTTGCGGAAGTTTCTTATCTCTTTCTAGTACTGCTATAATTCTATGTATTAAAGGTAACTGAAGTTCATGTGAGAGAAGACTATAGATACCACCTAAAGATGTCTCTAGTTCATTAGCGAGGAAGCGTATTTCCTCTGCTGTCACTCTCTCTGCATCTCTTTGTACGCTTTGATTTAACAAAAAGGCAGCAGCTAGTCTTCTCTCAGTAGTTTCTAAAGTTTCTCTAGCTACCCTGAAGTCATTAAACTTTTCCATTTGCAAAACACTAACATCTTCTGCTGTGCCTTGCCGTACTGCTAAGTTAGGAGCTTGTGATATTGTTTTTAATTTGGTAGTACCATTAGGTCTAACTAGAAAGATAGCTCTAGCAGCAGCAGATGATCCTTCAAGTATAGCCTTACTCAATCCTTCAAGTGCTCTCAAGTCACCTAAGTATTCTTCTACAAATCCTCTTCCATAGTCTTCACCATCAATAGAAGAAAACCTTAAAGCCAACCAAGGGTTCTTTTCTAATGGAAACTTAGAGTCAGTTCCAGGAATCTTCATGTCGTTTACTTCTTGGTGGACATGAATCTTTTTATCTTTCCTTTTTACTATAGTATATAAATTTAATTCTTTTTCATCAGCCTTATCACTATCACCTGATTCTTTAGGGGGAAGCTTACCAAAGATGTCCATGTATAACTGTCGGCTCATCTTCTCATGGACTATGATCTCAAGCATCTTACCTTGAGGGTCTCGCCTTACTACATATTGATCCAGATGAAATACTCTAACAGCGTTTTCTTTATCTACATGGATACAGGCATTACCTGTAATAATTAAATGTCTGAGTGCTTCATTCAATGGTACACGCATAGCCTTGGCTTCTACTTCATCCATAACTGCACGTTCCATAGAATTTAGTGCTTCTTCTACAGGTGCTCTCTGTGCTTGTAACTCTTGAAGGGTAAAATCATCTATTTGAAATCTAAAAAAAGGAGAATTTGGTGGAAACAATGTCAATAATAATTTTGCTGATAAATTATTTACCCCTCTTGCTCCAATAGCTTGAAACGGTGTAGGTAAATCATGGTCTTGTGTTCGATGTCTAGGTAGAATAAAAGGTATGGTTAATTCAGCAGCATCCCAAGCTCTTTCTAAGAAGTTCTGTCTCCTTCTACATAAATCACCATATCTTTTACTGGTTTGTATCATGCTAATTGTAATCCTGTTTGATCAAAAGATTCTATATTAAGAGCTGTATCTCCAACACTTTCCTGTCGTTTCCTTGCATCTTTAACTCTTTTAATTTCTGAAGCTAAAAGGGCAGGAGCTTGTGCTCCACCTGATCCTGTAATTGTATTTTGTTGTGCATTAAAAGGTTTATCATAACTAAAAGAAGTATATTGTGATGGATCTAAATTTTGTTGAGGAACTAAAGCTTGATAAGCTAAAGCAGAAGCACCACCAATAATAGCACCACCTAAAGCTGCTTGTGGTACTAAGGTAGCAGAAGTCATGCCTAAAGTTTGAAAGACACTAGAGCCTACTTTTGCTGAAAAAATACCACTTGAAGTTCCTGCCCCTACTCCAAAACCACCCGTAGCTGCACCAACAGCTATAGATAAACCTATATCGGCATACCGATTACCTGTAGAGACACACATACTAACCTATATTTAATCCTGTAGGCCCGGTTTGATTAAGAGGTTTAGTAAACCTGCTTTTCCCTGTCGCTCTCCTAGCTGTCCTAGTCTTAGCCTTACCCACAGGAGAATCTCTTTTTGTAGTGACCTCTGCTATTGTGGCAGGTGGACTAGGAGGAGGTGGCGGTGGTGGAGGGGGTGGGGGGGGTGGAGGTGGACTTGCTCCCACACACATTAAGACACTAAGTAACTCGAACACTAGACTTATCTCCTTTATATATTTCTTCTTTGATCTCTTCCTGTTTATCTTTAAGCCACCGTATTACATGTTGTTGACCTATTAATTTACACAGTTCAGGCTCACTCACCAATTTAGAAGGTAAACTATCTGGAAACATCTCACCTAATTTATTAAGTAATCCATCGGTAATTATTATATTATCTAAGTCTTCTGTATTTCTATAACTAACCATTTTGAATTGTCTCCTAAAGGGTCGAAATGAATTGTAAAAGTGTGTGTTATTTTACAGGACAAACACCAGTAGCACACTCATCATCTTCAAGTTCATGTATTCCTACCGTCTTCTCCCAA